GCAGATACAGGCTGTGGCTGCGGAGGAGGTGGTAAAAGCTGCTCAATTTGCTGAACACCCATCGCCTCATACATTCGACGATACGCCTCATACATACCCTGTGGGCCGTGTATCTGCGGATTTGTCTGTACCATCTGCATCATCTCTTGGGCAAGCATAACGCGCTGGCTCATGGAGAAAATGTTGGGGTCAGAAACAGGGATGATATCAATACGATCATCAAAGTCCTGCGCCATTAACTGCTGCTGACCACTAGCGATCTGGTACGGATAAGCTTTTACGGGAGAGTCTTTAATTACCCGTGCAAGCAAATTAAATTCAATTCGCTGACTGTAGTGCATGCGCTTGTGAATCGCGCTCATAACACGGCCACCCTTCTCTAGAAGAGCAATCGTGGTGCCTACAGGTGCCTGTTGATTACCATCGCCAACCTGCATATCGCCAACAGAAGCAAACCTGCGGCCAGCCTCAACAAGCATGCCTAGCAACTGCAAAAGCGTGCCGCTTGGCTCTTTGAACGGCAACGGCATAAGTGCATCACGCAGTGACCCACCAGGCGCATCCATATCTCTAAACTCGCCAGGCTGAAGTGGCACATCGCTATCACGAATCCGTATGCCTCTAGCCTTAAATCCTGCAGGCAAGTTAGCCAACGTACCTGCATCAATTAACTGACGGAGAATAGAAGTAGAAGCTTGCGACAACCCACCAATCATATGGGTCAAACCAAAGCCGTAGAAACCTACACCTGGCAAGAACTTATAATGCACGAAGTAATCGATGCGCTTACGCATCATGTCGGCTTGTGCATAATTCCTGCGAATAGAAAGAATTGTAGAGTGCTTGGGTGAAATGGTTACAATGTAAGGCAGCTTAATGCCTGTCTCTTCGCCCATCTGGTCAAGGTCTTCAAACCCTGGAATATCTATTTCAGCATGAACCTCAAACAACTCACACTCATAATCGCTTGAGTTGCCAGATGGCTTAACGCCCTGCAACTCATCAATCTCATCATCAACTTCATCATTCTCAGCATACTGAGAATTAGAGTCAGACATACTGGTTTTCTTGTAAAAGCCAGACTGTTGAAGTTTGCGAACCTCGTTCATCGACATGTCAATTACATGCGTGATACGAACAGCATCATCTAAGCTTGTCGTACCATAAGGCACAATCAACTTCTCAGATGGAATAAAACGAGATACAGGTCGGCCCAATGACTGGTCAAAGTGAACCTTGCGGAACGCGCTGCCAGACAAGGGTAAATAAAACAGTAGTTGGTCAGTCTCAGGATCGTACTCTTTCATTTCCTGAGTGATCATATAGTTCATGTACTCTTGCACACGAGCAGCCTGCAGATCAGTTTGAGGTGTACCCATACCAATAACATTGGTCTTTACAGGACCACCAGGAGGCAACATCTCTTTGTAAGCTTGGGCTTGAAACTGAGTTACTGATTCAGCAAGAAGGGGATGAATAACGCCAGAAGCGCCCTCAAATGGTTCTGTACGATTTTCAAACTTCATGCCAAGGAACTTTAATCCCTCAGTGTATTGATCCATCCACTCTTTGCGAGAAGACTTGTCATCGTTGATGCTACTCATTAAGTCAGAGTAAATACGACCCAAATCAGTCTTATCTAATTCTTCAGCAAGGTTTGCTGTAAAAGGAATCGGAGCGTCAGCGTTAAGATCATCCTCACCAAAAACCATAGTGCCATCTTCTAGAATTGACTCATCGCCATCTTCTATACCATCAAACATCAAATCATCTTCAGACTCATCTGATATAAGAATTTCTTTTGAGTTGTCTTCAATATCCAACTCATCGATGTCTATGTCATCTACGCCACGTTCAATTGCCATAACTTACTCTTCTGCGTACAGATTATTAAATATGCGATTAACATCCAAAGTGTAATCTAAATCAGACTTGCTGTAATGAACATGCTGAGATGGCTTAAAGTCAGGTGCGCCTTCTCCTGTCTCAAACCAAGCTGGATGTGTAACCCTTACCCTGTTATTTGGCAACGCTACTATATTTCCAGTCCACTCGCCAGCATCAAGTAACTCCATCACATGCGACTGCTTGTGCTGTGCAGGATCGTCTGCAATCTCATTGTCAGTATAATCTACCGTGAACATATACTTAGCAGGGTAGAAGTTACCATCAATCTTCGCCAGCCATGGACATGGCGTTGCTCGATCTAGAACATAAACGGAGTGAGTGCGAGAAGAACAATCCCAAGGCTGGGCATCATGTACCGCCATAGGCTCTGGCCATTCCTCAAACGGCGTGTCGCCAACAAGAGCGGTGATAGGCATTCTCGCCCACATTGCACCGCCGTGGATATTTGGTTCGTTCTCATCGTCATCCGATTCACACCCAGTGAAGATAACCTGAAAACTCAGACACCTGGTAGGCATTGTAGTGACAGCAATGACCATGGCGTGTAGAAACTCTCCATGGTATCGCTCGTGATTGGTTGTGTATTCCCTTCTTATCCAACACTTGAAGTGCGGGATGTTGCTTTGAAGGTAAGGCATTTGCTTTTCCTTTTAAAAAATGTCCTTTGCGTAATCCTCAAGCCTTTCCATCAACCCTGGAGTTCTTGGCTTTGCTGCAGGAGTGGGGAGTCTAACACCTAATTCCTCTTGACGCTCTGGTGTTAAATATCTTCTTGTATCATCTTGAAGTTTTTTAAGATCTCTAAGACGTATTTCATTACCACCTATTGGATAGCGGCCATAAATTTCTGTATTCTCAGCCCTCTCTCGCCTTTCTTCAGGTGTGTTTGGATACTTGTCGGCTAAAGCATCTAAGTAGTAATGATCTCGACCCACAAAATCATTTAGCCTTTCGTATTCAGACCTAAGCCTACTCAACTGAGAAACACTTAAGTCTTCATCAAGCATCTTAATCTCAAGATCTTTAAGCCTATTCTTAAGAAATGGAAGACTTTGTGCTCTGTGAACCAATTCGTGATTTATCGTATTTGATACATCGTCTGGGCCACCGTAGCCACCATACCCCTCTATTCCATCAAGGATCTCACCGCCTCGATCTCTAAGGTCTGAGTCAGTAGCTTGAAAGTATCTAATCTCATCAGGCCGAGGGTAAGAGCCTTGATAGAAATCAAGACCGATACCTTGATTTATTCTTTCAGCAATTCTATCAGCATCTGCTTCTGGCAAATAATATGAGCCATATATGTTTGTTGTGCGCTGGCTTTCTTCACGGCGCGGCATACCTTTGGGTTTGATAACGGCCCGACCCTGATCACCTTGGCCTTGCATGCCAAGATAGGACATTAGGCCATAAAGACCGCCATAACGAAGATCTTCAGGCAGGCGAGTTTGAATTTCATTATCAAACTCAATATCAGCCATAGCCTCAGATGCGGCACGGGCTTCTTCGGCAGAGATATCGTCTAGTAAGTCTTCTATCCCCACTTAGATTCCCATTTTGTGGCCATACCACCTTTCTTAAAACCCTTGACTGCAGCGCCTGACCTGCGCTTAACAGCGGCGGGGGAGTTTAGCATACCGCCATTAGATTTATTGACAGGTTTTTCACTATTAGCCTTATTAGTCTTCTGCCTTTCACGCTCATAGTTACCAGCAGCCCGTGCAAGTTTGTCAATGCCGTAAAGACCAGCACCAACAGCCACTGTGCCAGCGCCAACACGGTTGCGAGTTTTGCGTGCAACAGTAGCAGCCTTCTCTTTTTCAGCAATAGACGGACCCTTTTGGTCCTTCATGTACTTAGGCGTAGGCTGGTTCTTAGACGCATCTTGCGCCTTCTTAACCGCAGTCTTGCCGTACTTCTTGACCGCAGCCTCAACACCTTTCTTGGCGATAAACGTGATTATAGGGAAAAGAGCAAGAGGAGCAGGCATTATCTCATCGCCTTGCCGAAGCCTCTGGTCGCAGCGCCTACGCCACGAGGCTTAGTGGGTTTGCGTGATGCAGTCTTGTTGACAGCGCCACCATTTGCATATCCCTTTTTGGTCATGCCGCCCTTAGCGTAACCCTTCTTGGCCATACCGCCAGCTTTCTTCTTGACGACTCCTCGGCCCTGCAGAATATCAGCCTGTGTGACCTTGCCATCCTTGTTTAGATCAGGGAAACCACCATTCTTCATGCCCATAGGATTACGTCCACCGCGTGCGCCGCCCTTGGATGACATCTTGGATTTCATCATACCGCCTCCCATCTTCTTGACAGGCTTATCCTCTTTCTTCTTGCGAGACTTACCAGGCAAGAAATCAATTGCGCCACGAGCGCCGCCAAACTTACCATCATCACCTAGCAAGAACTTGCGTAAACCGCCGACCTTCTTGGGTGTCTTGGTGGACTTGGTGGTGTTGGTAGTGGACTTGGTGGTGGACTTTGATGCAGAAGCTGCTGTAGGGCGCTTATTGCTGGCCCTCCACTTCTTCATGTACTGCGCTTGAGTAAGCCCAGTCTTTTTCAACTGCGTGTCAGTTACGTTGGCTTTGTTGCCACGAATCACAAACTTGTCACCAACACCAAACTTTTCAGTTTTAGAGGTGCTTTTAGAGTCGGCTTTAGCGGCAGGCTTGGCTGCAGTTTTGGCTTTAGGTTTTGCAGCAACACCAGCGGTTTTTGTCATGATCCCTGGAGCAGTGCCGCCTTGAGACTTGGCCTTTTTCTTAGCGTTTAAAGGACTGCTCTTCATAGCCCTAACTTCAGCCTCAGTCATTCTTTTGGTGACCGGCTTTTTCTTTGCAGGAGGAACAGAAGGAACCTTAGCGAAATCCTCTGGAGACATGGTAATTGTCTTGTTGGCATCAGCCCTTCTTTTCGCATCAGAAAGTCTTGCACGCTTACCAGACTCACCAGTAAAGTCAGCAACAGCCTTCTGGGTCTTCTTTGCGCCCTTTAATTTACGCGCATTCTCTGCGTCTTTGTTCATCTTGGCTTCAAGCCTTGCACCAGATGCAGCAGATCTTCTGTCAATATCAGCTTGAGCCGCTCTAGCTACACGCGTCTTAGTCTCAGCATCACGCTTCTTACCACGTTCAGCTAAGATCCTTTCGCCAGCGCGAGTACGACCCGTCTTAAGATCAGAAACCCGCTTATCTTCTCTAGCCTCTCGCTCAGAAGGGCTGGTGGAGGCTCTGTCAAACAACGTGGCAAGCTTGCCCTTATCCTGAAGCGACCTTATTGTTCTCTCTTGAACGCCGCGCCTGCGCGTTTTTCTGTCAAAGTCTTCGTTTCGCTTATTAGCCTCTTTAGCTTTAGCTCTGGCTCTAGCACTGTCACGTTGGCTTCTAGTTAGCATGAGGGAGATCTCCTTTACGCCAGACTGATCAGTGAACGGCGCTGATTAATAATATGATATCTGTTGTCGGTAAACTTCCTCTTCTTCCTCGTCAGAATAAAGATTAATAAAGTTACCCTGCCTAAATCTTAATATGGCCTGTGTCGTAGTATCCACATAGTCATCGTTCTGTGCAAACGGAAATGCAGCGCACTCCTCAATCACCTCATCAGCAAATCCCTGGTCAGGCGCGTACACCATCCCAGCCTCAAACACAGGACTCACAGAGTGAACCCGCGTCATCTTGTCATTACCACGAGAAGGCCGATAGTTCACCACAGGTATCCCCATAGCACGAAGCTCATGCGTCAGCGGCGTACCACTCGCCTGCGCCTCAATCAAAACCATATCAGGCTCATACTCAGCATACTGCTCCTGTGCAACCGCCTTTAACTCAGGAAAGTCCCATCGACCCTTAATCGCATCCAACAGGATCAAAGCATCACCCATACCCTCTTTCGGCTTAAATACACCCCAAGTAGTAATGGCCGAATAGTCGGCGGTTTCTTTCTTACTGAAGGCAGTATCATAAGACTGAATAATGTACGAACATGGCGGCGGGTCATCCTTATCCCACAACTGCCACCAGTCACGCTTAATGATCGCACCCTCCTCAGACGTAGGGTTCTGCTGGTACTGAGCGTTCCACTTAGCAACAGGAATAGATGCCTTAACAGAAAGAAGCTCCTCCTCCTTCCAGAACTCAGGCCACAATACGTTGCCAGAATCCTCAAAAATGGCCGGTAACTCAATCACCTCCCACTGATCAGAGCGGCTCTCAACCTGCCGACTCAACAATCGACCCGTCAAATCTGCCGTGCTCCACCTAGTCATCACAATTACAATCGCACCATTAGGCTGTAAACGCTGGCGGGGACCAGACGTATACCACTCATAACAAGAATCAAGCAGATTGATAGACATCGCGTCCTGCTCTGAGTGAGGATCGTCGATGATTAGAAGATCAGCACCACGGCCTGCAATCGCGCCTCCTACACCAGCAGCGAAATATTCCCCCCCCTTATTCGTTTGCCACTTTCCTGCAGATTTTGAGTCACTGGCTAAAGACACATTCGAGAATAATTTTGCATACTCGTCAGAATCCATTAAATTCCTGACCTTGCGGCCAAAGTTAATAGACAAGTCAGCCGTGTGGGTGGTCTGCATGATCTTCATGTCAGGCTTCAAACCCATGACCCATGAAGGAAAGTAAATAGAAGCGAACTCAGACTTCGTATGACGGGGCGGCATGTTCACAATCAACCGCTTTAACTCACCCTTAGCAACACGGGTCAACGCATCAGCAATAATGCGGTGGTGATCACCCTCAATGAACCCAGGCCAAATGTACCGGATGTACTCCATAAAAGAGTCCTTGGACTTGTCCTGCGTTTCCAAAAGCGATAAACGCTCTTGCAACATTAGGATCTCCTTCATCTCGCCCTCAGACAAGTGGCTCAAGTTAGTCATTTGTAATTTTCATATAATTATGGGTGGCGAACGTTATATATACACTAAGACTATACAGTTGCCTACATTAGGGGGGTGAGGGTGCGATAAATCGCGGACTCTTTTTTTGGGTCTGCGTCCTAGGGTACCTAGTCCGCAGCGCAGGCTGTCGCGCCTGCGAAGCTGTGCGGGCG